CGACAGTCAGCTTATGCGTTATATATCACTCGGAGTATTGACAGAACAGCAGGCAGAAAAAATCAAGGCGTTGGAGAATGAATAATTATGATAATGGATTATAAGGTCGATGGACAAATTTTACGCAGGACCGGAAGAAACTTAATAGTGGCGGACAGCATAAAGTATTTGGCTGTCCGTTTTAATTTTTCTGATGAGTGGAAGAGAACAAAGAAAACAGTCATTTTCACATATAATGAAAACAGCTATAACGTCCTGTTAGATGATGATAATATTGTAGTTGTGCCGTATGAAGTAATACATCACCCCGGCTTTACATTATCGGTATATGGGACTAATAACGGAATGCGGATAACGACAAGCACAATCAGGGTCCCAGTAATCAAAAGTGGATATACTGAGGGTGAAACACCGCCTGAACCGACACAAACTGTCTATGAGCAAATATTAGATAAACTTGACAGCGGAGGAGGCGGAGGAACCGGGAAAAATGGAAAGTCAGCGTATGAATTAGCTGTAGAAAACGGCTTTAGCGGAACTGTTGATGAATGGCTGGAAAGCTTAAAAGGTCAGCCCGGTAAAGACGGAATAAACGGCAAGGACGGCGCAAACGGTAAAGACGGAGTTAATGGAATAAATGGTAAAGACGGAGCAGACGGAAAAGATATAACTAGCATTGACGATAGCGCAGTCGGAACCGATACCACATATTCAAGCACAAAGATTCATGAGCTATTGGCAGCTCTTGAAGAAAAAATAAATGCAGTACCTCAAGTAACACAAATAACACCTCTTGTCACATGGCAATTTCAAAAATCTACAGCAGCAGAGGTGTCAGTTGTCAGTCTGCCGCATACCTGTAATGCGGTGGACGGCAAAAGCGCAAGCTATTACAGAGGTACGGCGACATATACAAGGAGTCTTAACCTCACAGCGGCACAGGTCAATAATTCCTCATATTTATGTTTTTCCAAAGCCGGGCAGAAATGTACTGTCACGGTAAACGGTCACGCACTGCCAACTCACTACGGCGGTTACACGCCGTTTATTTTTGACATTTCAAATTATCTCAGCGTTGGCGACAATAATATATCTGTTGTATGTGATAATAGCCTTGATTGGGACTTAGCTCCTATTTCCGGGGATTTTAATTTTAACAACGGCTTATATGACATGGTGTATTTTGTCAATTGCGCAAATGTATATTTTGACACAGAAAAATATGGTATAGACCGACTGCACATAACACAGTCGGAAGTGTCAGAAAGCAGCGCAAAGGTATTGGTTGAGACGAATATCAAGAACAACAGTCTTAATATATCCGGCGGTGCTCTGGTATACGAAATAAAAGATACAAACGGAACTGTCGTACATAGCGAAACCGAAAATATATCTATAGACGGCAAATCAAGTTATAACGCCGCCAAAAGTATAACTATACAGAATCCCACCTTATGGGACGGGTTAAATAATCCTTATCTGTATACTGTCAATGTTTCATTAAAAGTAAATGACAGTATTATTGATACATGCAGTCACAAGCTGGGTCTTAGATATTATGAGTTAGATAAGGAAAATGGCTTCAAACTTAATGGCAAACAGTATCTTTTACGTGGATTCGCAATGCACCAGGATTACGAAAATGCTGGAAGTGCTGCCACAAAGGAATTGATAGATAAGGATTTGGAAATTGTTGTTGAATCAGGGGCAAATATGCTCAGATTGGCGCATTATCCACACAGCAAATACATATATCAGCGCTGCGATGAATTGGGGATAATTGTGCAGACTGAGATACCGTGGGTGAATCATTACGGCTTAAATGCTACAGACAAGTATTTCGACAATATAAAAAATAATATGAAAGAGATGATTATTAATTACTATAATCACCCGTCTATCGTATTTTTGGGAATGTCAAATGAATTGGGCGGCTCTCATTTAAGCGGAACTAACCAGCAGGGGGAATATGACTACGACAACGCACTGATTAAGACAAGAGAGTTATATGACTACTCTAAAACGCTGTCAAATCAGCACCTTATTGGAATTGTAGCGCATGACCCCACCTTTAAATATGTTCGTTCTAAAATTGCCGATTGGTCGTTTTTGGACTGGGTAGGACTAAATATATATAAGGGTTGGTACGGTGGCAACTTTACAGACTTTACAACAATGGTTAATGAATACCATAACAGTTATCCTAATTTGTGTATTTGTGAGTACGGTGCAGGCGCAAATACTGATTCGCACAGCGAAACGCCCGAAACAACCACCAACACCGGGTCGGGCGGAATGCGGCACGATGAGGAGTATCAAAATTTATTTCATGAAAGTTATTTATCGCAAATCGACCAAAAGCCTGGACTAATTTTCACCACTGCCTGGTGTTTATTTGATTTTGCTGTGTCAGGTCGTAATGAGGGTGGATTACCATACATTAATGATAAAGGTCTTGTCACAAGAGACAGAACTGTGAAAAAAGACGCATTTTATCTTTATAAATCATATTTTAGTGATGTACCAACAGTATATATAACATCACGCAGATTTAACCAGCGTGCTACTGACAGTATTAAAATTAAGGTATATTCTAATTGTGATACATTAAAATTATATCAAAACGGGAACCTAATTCAAACGCTGACCGCTGCTTCATCTTTAGACTGTGTGTGGGAATTTGACCGAGTAAATTTTGTTAACAGAGTTGATGAATTTACTGTTAAAGGGACTAAAAATAATATTGAATATACTGACACAGTTAATTTTAGTACAACCAATATTGCTGTTACAGCAACAGATTTTACTGTTGGTAATAATCTTGTAGTATTAAGCAATGACAGCCCATCAGATAATTTAGATATTGCTCTTGTACCTGAAAACTCCATAGGTAGTGTGAATTGGGCTGGTGTAGATGGTGTTAGCATAGCGAATAATACTGTTACATTAATTGACACAAGTTTGAGTAACGTTGTGAAAAATCTTGACGGCACCCTTAGCGGTACAGAGATAACTAAGACTGTACCATGCGCTATTAATTGTGACTATTATTGTAATGTTAAGACGACAGGTGCGTCAGGCGCAGTTGTGCCGGAAGTTATAATGGATACAAGCGGTCTAGGCAATAACCTAATGTTGAGCGGATTCGCAAATACAGCAGACAGCGGCTACAACAAATATGGGGTACTTAAATTAAGCGGCACCGAAACGGTAAAATTGGATAATCCAATATTGCCACACAACAAGCCTTATACAATACACTTATTAACAGGAAGTGTTAGTTACAGTATTGTGAATCAGCTGGATAGGGTCATAACCATATGTGATAATGACAACAACGATTTGTTTGCACTCAGGCTAAATATGAACAGCAGTGTTAGATATTATAAGTATTTATATAAGGATACCAGCGGAAATATTATAGTATCAAGCTCTATAGATTTAGGCGATATGGGAGTATCCAACGCATTGATTGAGGTTAATATTACGGTCAATAATAGCAACATACATCTCCAATTAAACGTGAGAAATTCCAATGACCCAAATCCAATAATAGGGACATATGAGACAGATATAACTACGGGGATTAGTTACGAAAATGGATTTAACATACAGCTGTTAAATAATCCGGAGTTAACCGCTCCAACAGAAACAAGTATAAAAAAATTTTGGATAACGTCTAAGGGGGTATAACGTATGGACGAAAACGAAGCGGCAATTAGAGAGCGGCTGACGGCGGTTGAATCCTCCGTCAAGTCTGCTCATCATAGGATAGACAACATTGAAGAGCTGACCCAATCAGTGAAATCTTTAGCTGTTGAAACTAAATATCTCAAAGAAGATATTTCTGATGTTAAAGAAAAAATAGACGTTATAGCCGGACGACCTTCACAGATTCTCACGGTTATTATAACAGCACTAATAACGGCGACTGTAAGCGGATTTGTAGGATTCGCAATCACAAATTTATTAAAATAAGGAGGCAAAAAAGCATGAAGAATAACATAACGGCAGGAACAATAGCAAGAACCATAGTATTAATATTAGCACTAGCAAATCAGGTATTGGCTATGTGCGGTAAGCAGGTGCTAAATATAGCGGACGATGATATATATCAGGTTATAAGCCTATTATTTACAATTGGTGCGGCAGTATGGGGCTGGTGGAAGAATAACAGTTTTACTCAGGAGGCTATAAAGGCGGATGAGGTAATGACAGAGCTTAAAGAAAACGAAAATTAGCGGTTGACAAATTGAATACATAAGTATATAATAATAGCAGATAAGAGATAACCGTTAAACGGTTGTCATAGTCGGGTTAAAATTTATATAACCGTCCTGTGCAAGAGGGCGGTTATACTGCTTTTATGGAGACAATCACAAAAATTATTATGATTGAAACAATTACTTTTAATAAGTATTTCCACATAAGCTACACCTCCTTTCAGCTGTGAGAAACAGCATATGGAGATGACAACC